TTTGCCTTGTTTGCTGCAGGTGATTTGCTGCACGATTTGCTGCAGGTTTGCCGCCTGTTTTGCTGCAGGTTTGCAGGGTGATTTGCAGGGTGATTTGCTGCACGATTTGGGTGCAGGTTTGCCGCACGAAAACGATAAGTAAACTGTAGGTATCTGCAGCTTCACGAAATGCGAAAACGATAAGTAAAACGAAAAAACTGCAGGGTCTTTTCGCATTTCGTGCAGTCACTCGCATTTCGTGCAGATATCAAGCGTAACAGCCCCTGATACTGCTACCACCCCCCTTATTTATATGACTTTGCGGGTCACTTGGTACACAAAATGGTACAAATCGACAGCATTCAGGTGGCGCGAGGCAGGAAGGCAGAGGGGGGATTTTTTCCAGCACCCATATCGTTATACCCCCTCGCATTTTTCTAACAAAACCAAAAGCGTCTTCACCACTTATAAGGATAGCTTACTTATAGTTCTCTTTAAAATCTTTAAGCAGAAACCTCTGGTCCCCATTCGACACACCTAGCACCCCTAATGGTACTGTTAGGATACTGTCGGAACAGGAACTTAATCCCATTGTTAGTAAAGTCATCCATACATTCTTGCTGTGTCTTAAAGGCTGGACCTCCAGCGGCTAGACACTCTAATGGATTGATTGTGCTGCATACCAGCACCAGTGCTGTCCATATCATATTTATTATTCTTCTTTCTTGTAGCAGATGCTCCTAAGTTTCTTATCGATTTCTTCTCGCCTCATGCCGATATCTTTAAGCTGCTGATCGGTTAGGCTGTGTAAAATCTGAGAAGTTCTTTGCATCCCTCTGAGGCAACTAGCACATTCAATGACACTATAAGTCTTACTGAGCATTACTCTTAGGTTACTTAAAGTTAACATAAGGTATCTAATAGTTTTACTATAAGTTATTCCTACGTTTGTTATTACCACCATCCTACTTAGTACTTGTACCACCCTTCTTCCTTATCCTTTAATTTGTTAATATTTCTAGGTTCCCTAGTTTTCATTAAGTCCACTAAAGAGGGGGGTTCTCTTCCCCTCCCCCTATAGTGCAACCTAAAAGATTATTCTTAAAATGAACTGGCACAGGTTCCTCTATAGTTTACCATTTATTATGTATCTTAGTATCTTGTGTTCCTGTGAGTACTGCGAACCCTAGACCTGCCATGTCTTTCATTCGACTTACTTCATCCATCAGAACTTCTTCTCTTCTACTTTGTATTTTGTGTTCTGCATCTTGTGCCATTGCATCTACCCAGTATTGGACTGCCATAGCTAGAGCATCTAGCCTGTCATCATTTGTCAGTGCGCCTCTATCGTTTGTGATACGGGTCATCTGATACATAAGCTGATACCTGAGTGCCTGTTCTGGTGGCAGGTTCTGACAGCTATCATAGTCTTGTTGGATAACCTTCTTGTCCACCACCAGCCTGTGTTGGTTCATCACAGGTTCTAGTACATCGATGATGCGCTTTTCTTTTTGTGTGTTGTGTCTGACTTCACTCATAGTCACTGGGTGTATCTTACCTAAGACAGGCAGCATAAGCTGATTGAACATCCCATCACCAAAGTTGCTCTCAACGATTATCTCATTGACCTCTTCTTCCTTGGCGATGACTGCTAGTTTCTGCAGTGCCTCTTCAGTATATCCACCAGCTACACCACCACACCTTCTGACATACAGATACCCATTGAGCATCTTGACCACTGCATATCCTGTCTCATCCTTACCGCGACCTGACGGGTCAATAGACATTACAGAACCTGAATACTCTACAAAGCTGTCAGGTAGGAACATTGGTTTGTGGTAGTGGTCACCATTGAATGCCACATTGGGTAGTTCTTGTATTATGTGTTGGTCATCAGATGCCCATAAGACCTTCTCTGGGCCTTCGTGGATGGGTATGTCCATCACCACTAGGTCACCTACCTTGAGAGGGTATCTCTCGGCATCAGAGAGCCTCGTATCAAGCATAAACTGCAGTGAGAAACCTGACCTACCATAGGATGCTTCTCGTTCCATTAGGTCAAAGTCAGAGAACCTGTCAGGGTCTGTAGATATTCCTAATAAATCCTTGTCGTTTTCCAGCCTACTTACAATCAGTGGGGCAATCTTATCGCCATATCCGATCATCTGGTCCTCTGATGGATACCTAGCAGGCCAGATGCGTAACTCATAGCCACGATCTGGTAGTTTGTTGTATAGGCTTTCTTGGTTTTGTGGTGTTCCAAGGTAGATGATACGTCCATCTGGTTTCAGGATAGCATCAAACTCTTTCACAGCCTCTGACAGCTTGTCCCTCATGCCTTGGGTTGCACTATTGTTAGGGACTTCTATGTCATCAGCAATCAATACGTCAGCCCTTGACCCAGCAAGCTGCCCTGTCACACCTACAGATTTCACTGAGGGTGCGTGGGAGGCTGCTGCTGGTCCTACATCAAAGGATATCCTAGATTGTCTCTGGTCCTCTGAAGGTATCAGGTGGGCCAGTACAGGTATCTCTTTGAGTAGGCGTAGGGTGAACGTAGTAAAGTCATCAGATCGTGTTTTAGATGCTGATACCACTAGGATGTTAAGCTGTGGGTTCATGTACAGCAGCCACACCACATAGGCTGAAGTAATCCATGACTTCCCTACGCCCCTAAATGCCTCAATGATACTACGCTTGGGGCCATGCTGCACGTATTTCGCAATGTCATACTGTACATCTGTAGGTTTCGGAAGGTTAAGGTGGTCCCACACAACAAACAGGAACTTCCTGAAGTCTGTTAGTGGGTCTTTCTCTATAGGTACGCCAAGAGAGGTTGTTTTGTTAAACATCTAGTGGCGCATCTCATTCATATCTGTGTCATCATCATTGAAGTCTGGCAGTGTCTTTACGAGGTCTGCCAGTGGCGAGTTTTCTACAGCCATGCCTTCGATATGGTTGTCTTTAAGAAACTGTCGGGCAACATTAAGGTCACCAGCTTTGACATCGGGGTCTTTCATCCTGTCAATCAAAGTTTCTGCCAGCATCTTGTGCAGACTTTCCATTGCATCTTTTGTTGCGGTACTCATTTAGCTATGCCTTTCATTTTCTCGAAGCTGCGAAGTCCAGCCATGCCAAGCATTGCGAATACCAGTTCAAATAGTTTGTCTGTGGGAAACACTGGGAGAAGGCTTGTAGGGTGTCCTAGAAGCACAGCTATCCATTGGGCTAGGGGGTTACCCATGAAGGCCCAGAAGACGCCTAGAGCGCACACCCAGCCTATCGCAGGACGCCATCCAGCCACGAACACCGATCTGTGTGCTGCTTCTACTTTGTTGGTTTCTGCTTGTGCCAGATTGACTTCATTGGCTGCTTTAATCAGTTCCAGTTCGATGACTTGTTTGGCCTTCTCAGCCGCATCTTTATCTGGAATAACTTTATCGACCACTCCCATCACTTGTGGGAGTAGTGCCGTTATCAGGTTCATCATGTTTGTTAGTTCCTACTATAAGATAATCAGCAGAACAGTAGCCACGATTGCCAACACCAAGATGCCTATCAGAACACTGGAACCTACCACTGCCATATCGCCAACCAGTTCTGCTTTCTCTTCAGCCTCTCTGCGCTTTGCTGCAGCACGGGCCTTCTGTTCAAGTTGAGCATCTCGCTGCAACTTTAAGATGTCTTGCCAAGCATAATATCCGAAACGGCCTATGATTAATGCCTTAACATCGGCTATATGCTCGGCAGCAAGTTGTTGATTTATAACTATTTCTGTTATTGAGTGGCCTTCTTTACGTGCCTTACGCTCTTCTATTTTAAGCTGTTTACTGCCCTCAAAAAGATCGTCTATCTGACCTGCTAGACTAGAGATATCTTTAGCAGTACCAACTGTCTTTTTAAGAAATTCAACAGATTTAGTAATCAGGGCGATGCCTGTTAATACCTCTGCCACTACCATAATTAATTACCTGTATTATTTTTTATTTGTGGCTATTGCTTCCACTGCGCCTCTAATTGCTTTTATGTTTTCATCAATACGGGCCAAACTAATTGCTTGGTCTTGCACTGCGTCCTCTAAAGAAGAGACACGCAATTGCATCTGTCCGATATCTTTTCGGTTCTCTTGGATGTCTGACATCATCATTGAGACTGTCCAGACTATCGCTGCGCCTTGTACTACGAGACCAAATATGAGTGGTGCGTGAGTAAGTTTTTGATCCATTTAGTACACCTTAATTTCTTCTAAATTAACATATTCAGGGACACAGTAAGCTGTCCCAAAATGCTTTGAGTTATCTGAGAGACCATACCTGCGTACAGTCTCTCTCGCGTAATAATTACACGTTTCAATATCCTTAAAATACATAGGGGGTTCTATAAGGTTTCCCCCCACGTATAGCATGAGGGCAAACACATGGGTCATGTTGTCAGCTAGAGCGCACTAGAAACTAAGTGTGCAGCGTAGGCGTCTTTAACAGCTTGTGTGTGTACTGCATTGCAAATGGCTTGAACCTCTGCGCTTTCGCCTGTGATGTTATCGCTAGGTGCAACGACATGGCGGTGGAAAGATCGGCTAATCTCAACATCGTCACGCTTGATGACCGTGGCTGTCCTTACCTGTATCATTTTGTGTTCTGATACGATTTCTATTTTGTCTTGAACTTGTGTTTCTGTTAGTGCCATCTGTTTATCTCCTTTGATGGTTGGACTGTCCGACCCCTATGGTGTGGGGTTATTAAACACGATATGTATGGGTAAAAGCTATATTTGTTGCTCCAGAAACCGCTTGCGCCGAATATAAAGTCGTAGTCGCTCCGAGACTTATAAATGTTGCGGAATTACTGCTTGTCCATGCGCCAGTCGCAATTCCTAGGGTACTTATTTCAGCAATGGAAAATGGTAGGTTTGTGCAAATGATACCAACCGCCGAAACGGCAATGGAACTTGATCCATTTACGTTTCCGAAGACTGTCACAAGATTTCCAACTTTTATATAGCGACCACTCGAACTAAATGTACCAGAGACTGTAAGGCCACTACCCTGATTAGGCACGAAATTCCCGATTTCATAGTCATCTAGTTTATTTGCCGACCCAGTCCCGCCAAGATAGACACCGCTAGATAGGTAGAGGTCTTTGAAGCGTGAGGCAGAAGCACCCAAGTCAATAGCCGCATCTCTATTTGCACCGTTAGCTTGGCGGGGTTTTATTTGGTCACTGCCCCAATCAAGAGAAAGACCAACATCACCAGAGTTTATATAGGTAACGCCACCAAGTGTCCCAATACTTGCCACATTGATGTTGTCCTTGCGGAACTTTACAATGTCGCCATCCGATGCACGTCTGTTTAGAACTAAAGGTTCAGCACCATTTCTAGTTATTGTTAGTTTTTGACCACTGCTTTTAACTTTAAAACCGTCAGTACTATCATCTGAACTAGTAGTCCCCACCAAGACATTCTCTGAGCTATCAATCGTAATAGCCGTGGCATCTGCCGCACTGGAATTTACGCGGTTTATCTGATCCGCTGTGTTTCTTGCTTTACTCATTACACTGCCTCCAATGCTGCTAGTCTTGTTTCCATTGTGTCAATCTTAGTGAGTGCTTCGCGCAAAGCTGCCGTTAGCAGTGGGACCATCTTGCTCTGGTCGATGCCCTGCATGTCTGGAACACTGCGAGTACCCATGACTGCTGGCGTGGTCTCGTTACCATCTGCGTCTAGGACTGCTGGGGTAACTTCGTACTCTTCGTCACGCATTGCGTCTTTGGTGCCTGTGACAGCCTCTGGGACTACAGCCTGTGCCTCATGTGCCAAGAAGCCATCGACACGAGTACCGTCTGCAATCCACTCAAAGTTAACTGGTTTCAGTGCTTGGACACGGGCAGAGGCACCTGTCATTGGTTGGGCGTCAGTTTTTAAGCGGTAATCTGAGGAAGTGTTGTAAGAGGTAGACGTTGTGGTGTAGGTAATTGAACCAGCTTCACTTCCGCTGTTGTTATAAAATACCACAGGATATGACGTTCCAGTGATGCTGGTTCCGAAGTTAATTCTACCATAACCCGTCCCATGTTTGTACATCCACAACCCTGCTCCAGCAGCAGCCGCACTCGTCTTACCCACAAGCAAGTTGCCTGACGAGTCGAACCTAGCATACTCCGATGGTGATGCGTCTCCAAAGGTTATAACCCCCGCTGACGTTTTCAGTATTAAGTTTTCACTAGTGCCTGAAATGATATTTAAGTTATCTCCACCACCGTCACCAATAAAGTGACCATCACCAAATATAATATCGCCTGTTACGTCAATACCTGTGTTGGTGGTGGCGAGTTTGAGTGCGTTGTCAAAATATAACTCCACATTACTATCATCGTTTATAACAATACTATTTTCGCCAGACTTTCCTTGAATATAAATGTTACTTCCGTCATCATTATCCACATTGTTTCTTATATAAATATGACCAGTGTTATTATCTATTACACTGTTTGTGCCAGTGTGGTAAATCTGTAGGTCAGACCCAGCGCCGAAGATGGCTTTGTCGTTGTCACCAAGTAGCAAGTCGCCAGTAAGAGTAGTAGTACCCGTCACCGCCAGATCGCCGCCGACCGAGGAGTTGCCCGTAACCGTTTCGTCGCCTGTTACGTTTATATTGCCAGCAAACGTCCCGCCCGTTGAAGCCGCTACCGTGTCAGCTACAGTAAACGACTTAAACGCTACGACTGCCAAATGGTCGCCAGCCGCCGCACCACTAGCCAGCACAATAGACGTACCAGATGTAGCCGTGTAATCGCTGCCGTTGTCCAGCACGATACCGTTTAAGCTAACAATAAGATTACCAACCGCATAACTGAGCGTAGCCGAGTTGTTGTCTGAGCCGCTAAACGTAGTCTGCCCAGAAGTTGCCGTGTACTCATAGTCCAGCAAACTTACAGAACCCGCAGAACTAGCGTTAATCCAGCTACCACCGTCATAAACTTTCATGCCGTTGCTGGTGGAATTAAAATAAAGCGCACCAGAAACCAGCGCATTACCGTCATTGTCTACAGATGGTTCGGATGACTTGCTGCCAAGATAACGGTCATCAAATGAATCCAGAGCTGTAGCCGCAGCCGCCGCAGAGTTCGCCGCCGCTGCCGCAGAACTTGCAGCATTACTTGCATTAGATGCCGCCGCAGACATAGTGCTTGCAACGCCAGCAACCGTTGCGATATTCCCAACGACACCAGAGGCACCCAATGTCGCCATGTTGGTCACGTTTGCTGAAGTACTTAAAGCAGTTATCTCAGCATTTTTCCCAGCCAATGTGTTGACGTTTGTTATGGCCCCTGCAACCGTATTGACGTTACTAACGGCACCAGCGACTGTCGATACGTTTGCGCTGTTAGTAGATACTGTTGATACCGCTGATGAAATACCAGCCACTGTCCCAATATCAGTCCCGTCAGCCGCAACCGTAGATACCGCGCTAGAAATTCCAGCGACTGTCGATACGTTTGACGCCACCCCCGCCACCGTTGTGACATT